GTTGTCAAGAGTGTTATTTAAGTTTTGCTGAGGCAAGAAAGGAAGAATGGAAAAATGGATGGCGGCCAAAAAAAGCAGTTGTGAATAGTTATATATCTATGAGGCGTAAAATACGCAAATAAACAAAAAGACAGGAGAAATAAAATGTCATTAAATTTTGAAGAAGTAAACGTGTTAGGTAATTTAATCAATGATACGTACGGTAAGGCATCGACAAATACAGGATATAGTTCAGTTGAAGATGATGGTAATCCTAGGTACGGAGGTTATGCATCACCGTCAGCAAGTTCTGTTGCTACAAAAGCAAGTTTGCAAGGTGATCAGTTGTGTGTTACTTCATTATGCATTAAGAATCTAGGTCCGCATGGTCATCAACACCAAGTTATCCTAGACACAGAAAACGAATTAAACCAGTTTATCAATGCATATATGGTTGAATTGAAAAAAGACTTTAAAAAGAAAGAGAACGCCGGTAGAGCATTAAAAGCAAAAGAAGATAAGTCTAAAAGAACAACTGATGTTCAAGATATTAATTTTTATGCTGAAACAAGACAAGCGTACATTCATAGACGAGCATACTTTGAGATTAGCTAATGGCAAGACTTACTAAGAAAGCACAAGTAGCAGAGATAATAAAGTGTGGCAAAGATCCAAACTATTTCTTTAAAAATTACTTGAAAATACAACATCCTGTGAGAGGTCTCATTCCCTTTGAAATGTATCCTTTCCAGGAAGACTGTGTAGAAGAATTTATCGATCATAGATTTAATATTATTCTTAAGTCTAGACAGTTAGGTATTTCTACGTTAGGTGCTGCTTATTCTGTCTGGATGGCAATATTTAAAAAAGAAAAGAACATTCTTGTTATTGCAACAAAACTAAAGGTAGCACAAAACTTTATCATTAAAGTCAAAACAATGATACGTTCATTGCCAAAGTGGTTATTGTTACCTGAAATTGTATCAAACAATAAACAAGAGATAATGTTTAGTCACGGATCACAAATCAAAGCAATACCTACATCAGATGATGCCGGTCGATCTGAAGCATTGTCCTTGTTGATTATTGATGAGGCTGCATTTGTAAGAAACTTTGATACAATTTGGACAGGTATATACCCTACAATTTCAACAGGTGGTCGTGTTATTATTTTATCTACACCAAATGGTGTAGGTGGACAGTATCATAAACTGTATACAGAAGCTGAAGCGGGAGTCAATGAGTTTAATCCTATTAAGCTGATGTGGGATGTGCATCCAGAACGAGGTGAAGAGTGGTTTACCGGTGTTACAGCAAACATGTCAAAAAGACAAATAGCGCAAGAGTACCTTTGTGATTTTGCAGTCTCTGGTGATACATATTTGGATAGTAAGACCTTGGAGTGGGTTGGTAAGATGGTTAACCCACCAAAAATGAGAGAAGGCCCAGATAACAACGTCTGGATATGGAAACAACCTCTGAGTGAAAATGAATATGTAATATCAGCTGATGTTTCTAGAGGTGATGCAAAAGATTTTTCTACGTTTCATGTAATAGATGTTAACAGTTCTGAAGTTGTTGCTGAGTATAAGGGTAAAATACGTCCAGACACTTTTGCTGAACTAATTAATAAATATGGGATCAAGTACAATAAAGCGCTGGTTTGCCCAGAAAATAATAGTTACGGTTACGCGACAATATTAAAATTGCAAGAGCTTAAATATCCACGTTTATACTATCGACAAAGAAAAGGTGTATATATTGGCAATTATGTGCCTAAGCAGACTCCAGACGTTGCTGGGTTTAACACAAATGGTAAAACAAGGGGCACAGTTTTAGCAAAGTTAGAAGAAGTTTTAAGAAACAAACAACTCGCTGTATACTCTAGTAGGTTTTATGAGGAATTAAAAGTGTTTGCTATAGACAGTTCAGGACGGGCATCAGCACGCCGCGGTTACAATGATGATTTAGTTATGAGCTTAGCAATTGGTTCTTGGTTGTTTGATGCGTCTGCAGATTACAGTAAGAATTCCAAGTCTCTTAATGATGCAATGTTAAGCGCAATGTCAAGAAACACAAATCCGTATACAGATACTCCCGGTTCTGCACCAATTATAATTCATGGCAGGACCAATAAACAAAACACAGACTCGCGTTCCGACTTTAGTGGCGGATCAAATGCGAAACAAAAACAAAACATTAAAGACCATAATTGGTTACTATAGGGTGAAAAATGGCAGATAACGAAAGAAATCTATTCAAACGACTAACAAGACTTTTTCGAAGTGGACCGGTTGTTAAAAGAAACGTCTTACGCAATACAGATAAGAACTATACATCAACTGCTTTCGACCAGTTTAGAAAGAATCAGTCACAAGTCTACAGTAATGCTATGTCTGCTTATGGAACTTATGATAGAATGGCACGATATTCTGATTTCTCAGAAATGGAATATACACCTGAAATTGCGAGTGCATTAGACATATATTCTGAAGAATCTGTATCTGCAGATGAAGCAGGTAAAACTTTACATATATACTCAGACAACCCAAAGATTAAGAAAATCTTAACTGAACTTTTCTATGATACGCTTAATGTCGAATTTAACATGTCATCTTGGGTTCGAAATCTTGTTAAGTATGGTGACTGTTTCTTGTTTAATGATGTACATCCGCAGCATGGAGTTATCAACTGTTTTCCTTTACCAATTTCAGAAGTTGAGAGAGAAGAGGGCTTTGACCCCAATGATCCTATGGCAGTAAGATTTAGATGGGTGACACAAGGAAATCAAGTTTTAGAAAATTGGCAAGTGTCACATATGCGATTATTAGGTAATGACGCATTTTTACCGTACGGCGCATCTGTACTTGAACCTGCAAGACGTATTTGGCGCCAAATGATATTGTTAGAAGACGCGATGTTAGTTCATAGAATTGTCCGAGCACCCGGTAGAAGAGTTTTTTATATTGATGTTGGAAACGTACCGCCTGAAGAGGTTGCAAATTACATGGAACAGGCACAGTCTTCGTTAAAACGATCATCTATTGTTGACAAGACGACCGGTCGTGTAGACTTAAGATATAACCCACTCTCAATTGACGAAGATTATTTTATTCCTGTCCGCGGCGGTGATAGTGGCACAAAGATTGAACCAATCGGTGGTGATACAATTGCTGGTGAAACTCAAGATGTTGAATATATACAAAAGAAATTATTTGCTGCATTAAAAATACCGAAAGCTTATCTTGGGTATGACGAAGGTTTGGGAGCTAAAGCAACATTATCGCAGGAAGATATTAGATTTAGTAGAACGATAGCACGAATTCAAAGAACAGTGCTATCTGAAATGAACAAATTAGCAATTGTTCATCTTTATTGTAACGGATTTAGTGATGAAGACTTATTAGACTTTTCGTTAATGCTATCAAATCCCTCAACAATTGCCCAGCAACAAAAACTCGAGCTATATAAGACGCGTTTTGAAACTGCAAACACTGCATTAGGAGTTCCTGGTGTAGTGGATAGAAACTGGGTTCAAAAAAATATTCTTAGATTCTCTGATGAAGAAATTAAAGCAATCCAATCAGGTCAACGATCTGATAAAGTCTCAGACTTAGAAATTGAAGCTACACAAATAACTGCTCCTGAAGGACCGGAAGATCCATCCGCATCCCGGGCTCAATTTGATGGTGGTAATGTTGAATTAGGTGCAGGAGGGATCGATCTAGGTGGTTTATCTGAGCAACAATCAATTGAGGACGATGAGTATCCAATTCGCGTTCAACAATTAATTGAGTTAAGTATTGACGGTTTGGACGACGATGATAAAGATGATGATATTACAGGAAAATCAAATAAAAAACACAACACTACAGGTGTTAATCCGTCACTAAAAACCAGAAAAAGAGATGATCCTGCAGATGTCGGGATGAGCAAACTTAAATATGATTTAAAATCTGCAACAAAAATACCAAAACCACCGTCAGGTAAAGATTTGTTTGAATCCGATGCAGAATTTAACATTGATGACTATTTAGATGAACAAACCGTAGTTAACGCAACAATGAATAACACATTAAAATCGACATTACAGCGTTTTGATAATACTTATGGTTCGCAGACGCAAAAAGGCAATATTAAGAATTCCATTATAATTTCTGAAAGCAATTTATCAGGAGAGGATACAGATACAGATGAAACATAATAAAAAAAGAAACGTAGGTATTATTTACGAACTGCTACTTAAGCATATTAGTACAAAGTTGTTAGAAGGTAATAAAAAGGATGCAAAAATAGCAACCCGGATTATTGAAAAACATTTTAAAAAAGGCACGGAGTTATATAAAGAGTTTAGGCTTTTTAATGCCCTTGCGAAGTCTAACATAACACATACTCACACAGTTGCATCTATTTTGAATGAAGCTAAGATTGCCAGTAGAAAGTTAAGTAAAGAAACCTTAGAAAAAGAAAAATCATTATTACTTAAAGATATTAACTACAAAATAGCAGATAAAAACTTTTATTATAGAAGTATTACTGATTATCGCGACCTAGGACTTGTGCAGTTATCATTGAACGAGTGGCGTAAAAAAGATAGAGATGTTAAAAAATTAGTTGATTTAGAAGTCAGGTTAGGCGAACTAATGTTGCGTGATAAAAATAAAATTAATGAGCACAAATATGATGCGTCACACAGCGACAGATTAGTTTTAAAAATAATGACTGAAAAATTTAATCGTCGCTATGGTGAAGAACTAACAGCTGATCAAAAGAAAATTATTGAAGGTTACGTTTTTCTATCGGATAAAAACCCGTCGCAATTGCAAGAATTTTTTAAAGTTAAAAAGCAGGAAGCTTTAGAAAAATTAGAAAACTTTGAAGATACATCAGATAACAAATATTTATTATCCAAGCTGGATGAAGTTCGTGAAAAAATTGCTAACTTACCAGCAAAGGATATTAACGATCAAAATGTTGTTAAGTTTTTAACGCTTACAAAAATGATAAGCGAAATTAAAAAGGAGCTATAAATGAATACAGAATTAAATGTTTTAAGAGAGTGGACACCAATATCTTGTTCAAAAGAAATGCTCAAAGAATCACGCGAAAAGTATGGCAAAGTAATGCTCTCCGGAATTATTCAAAGAGCAAATACGCTTAATCAAAACGGGCGTGTTTATCCTCGACCTATCCTCGAAAGAGAAATAATGAACTATCAAAAGATGATCCGCGAAAATCGTGCATTAGGTGAATGTGATCACCCAGATTCTTCGGTTGTTGAATTAAAAAATGTTTCGCATATTGTTCGCGAGGCGTATATTAAAGGCGACGATGTTTATGGTAAAATTGAAATATTAGACACACCGGCAGGTAAAATCATCCAATCTTTAATTGAAAGTGGTGTTACCCTTGGTATCTCATCAAGAGGCGTAGGTTCAACAGTTGCTCAAGGTGGGAATCAAGTTGTTCAAGATGACTTCCAGTTAATCTGCTTTGATATGGTATCTGAACCTTCTACACCGGGCGCATTTATGTTAAAGGAAGGAAGAGTTAATAGGCGTGAATTAGATAAAATCTTTAACCAATCAGATAAAATTGATAGAATGTTTAATGAAATATTGAGGTGGGAATGAACAATAAAAGTAAAAAAGCATTAAAGAACATCGTTAAGGAATGTTTAATTGAAATATTAGCTGAAGGTTTAGTGGGTAACAATCAAGCCACGATTAGTGAGTCAAGAGAATTGCGCGGCACAATGCAAGAGTATCATGAAAAAAGTACTACCCGTAGAATTAGTGAACAAAAGCGTAATCAGTCGTCGCAAACCAAACAATTATCTAAAAAAAGTCCTTCTTATTTAGATGGAATTAAGGCGGGTATTGATAATGCTAGTAATGAAGAATTTCAATTCATGAAGCAGAAAGTACAAAACATAACTTCTGATCCTGTCATGAGTGATATTCTTGCTGATACAGCAATGACTACACTAAGAGAACAAAAAGAAGGCCGAGGAACGTCCGGACCAAGTGTTATGGCATCAGGTGACCAAGCAGCTAAAATCGTTAATCAGTCATCCCCCGAAGATCTATTTGGCGATCAATCTGCC